GTCTATATCGAAATCGTCGAACATATTAACAGCTCCACCTTTATCAGCACCAACATAGTAGTCTACTAAGTTAACCATAAGTGCCATTAAAGGTTTCTCTTGTGATTCTATTTTAGTTTTAGCGCCTTCCATAACTTCAACAGTTACTATTTCTTTAACTCTTAAAGCAGTTGCTAATTTTTCAACAGTGTCATAGATTATTCTTCCGTTTTTGTCTTCTAATAATAAGCAGTTAGTTAATACATCTTCAGTTGTGAATAATGTTGGACTTCCAGAACCTTTGTATTCTTTTCTAGATTTTATAACAGTTCTTATGAATGCTTTTGCTATTTCTTCTTCAGTTGCAGCAGATGCTACAGTAACAGGAGCTTTAACACAGTATAAGTCAGCATCAGTTGCTATTGGTCTTATACACATTTCATTGATTTTGTCATCGTCAGAACTTAGTCTTCCATCCCCTACTAATATAGCTCTTGCTATTTCCTCGTCTAACATCATTCTCATTTCCATTTTTAACCATGCTACTACATCGAAATCTGTTATGTCTACAACATCATCTCTGTCTAGTTTTTGCTTTTTGTATATAGTTGTTGGAGAAGTAGTTCTCTTTAATAGTGTGAATACTTCTTCTTTCTTTAATTTACCTTTGATATAACCTTTAGCTCTTGCTTGATCAGCAGTTATATCAGCATGCATAGATTTTATTCTAGAGAATGGTACATGATGAACTCCTCTCATTACTTTTTGTACATAAGAGTCATCTCTTTTTATGAAATCTGGTGGCATGTTAACATTTTTAGCATCTGGGAATAACCATTCTATATCTTTGATACCATAATTTTCAGCATGTGCTAAGAAGCTTTCTTTTAAAGAACCATATCTTTTAGCATCTTTAAATATAGTTTCCATAGCATCGTGTGATAATACATCCTTGTTATCTGTTTCTTTACCTTCAAATACATTATGTTTCATTTCTTGTTCTCCTCCATCTTCAATATTATTTTCTATGGCAGATTGAGCCATTTCTTTACCTTCTAAAGCTTGCCCTACTAGAGCATATAAAACATTTTTTTGTTCTTCAGACATAGAGTCCACTACATCTTTGATAGTTTTTTGTTTGTTACCTTCCACTTTACCATCTCCTTTATCATCTTCTCCAGCTTTATCTTCTTTATCACTTGGTTTTTGATCAGCATGTTCTAATGATAAATTTTCGCCTGTATATATGACAGCTTCATCCTCACAAAACTCACCATGTCTTATAATAGAATCTATAAAAGCTCCAGGATTAGCACCAGCTAAAACTAAACTGACTTCTCTTATAGTTCCATGCATTACATTTGAACCATTTTGTTTAAGTTGATTAGCATAAATAGATAGAGCTGTAACGTCACCATGTTCTACTAGTAATTTTGCATTCTTACCAGCTTCTGTATCGTTGAAAGTGCAGTAAGCATAAACACCTTCTTCTCTGTTTTCTAGTACAGCATGACCTAATACATTAGCTGATTCGTTGTGTTGATGATTCCAAACTAGTGGAACAGTTTGACCATCATTATGCTTGAAAGCATCTCTTAGAATTGTTCTTCCGTCTGAGCATTTAATATTGTTTTTAGTTGCCCATCCGCTAAAGTCATATTTCATCTAGCTATTCCTCCTCCTTCTTATTAGTATCGTCTTCTTCATTTTGAACTTCTGGCGCAGGTTGCATTTCTTCAGCACTCTTGTTTAAGTTCTTGTTACGTAATTCATCTGCGTCAGGATCTTTGGATGGTTTCCATCCCATAATTTGTCTAATTTCATTTGATGTTGCTATTTCATTACGTGTTAATTTATCAGCAATCTCGGCAAGATCATTAACTGGAACTAGTTTGAAAGGATCTCTAAAGTAGACAATGTCCTGATTTCTAGTTCTAGCAGTTTTAGTTAAGAATTTTCTTTTCATTTCATCGACTATAGCTGACACTATTGGTTCAATAGTTCTGTTATAGTAATTTAACATAGTTTTATCATCAGCTGTACCATCTAATATAGTCTGAGTGATACCTAACTGGCTATAAAGCATACTCGTTAAGTATTCAATCTGCTTCATTAAATTGTTTTCAACTGGACGATTCAACTGTGTTATCTTTTCAGTTCCATCAGTGTAGGCTATACCATACTTAGAACCTGAAAGTTGCATTTCGATGTCTTTACGTCTATTTTCAGCTTGTTGTCTTCTTGCCTCGGATTTGATAACATAAGGTAATTGTATAATTAAATCTAATTTACCAGAACCACTTTGTTCGTCTATTACATCCAAAAGATTAAGTTTTCTTATAAGACGTTGCATAGTCGAGTTTGGTTCATTTATTACCGCATATAAAGGGTTTTCTATAATAGCAACCATGCTTTTCGGTAACAGTAAATCTTCTTTCTGTCCTATTTTATCATTGTATAATCTAACTTTAACATGTTGTGGTCGCCACTCCAGTATTTGTCCTACTCTTAAACTATTTATATCATAAGAACCAGATACATTAGGATTTATAGTCGTATCCACTGGAACTATTGCTACACATCCTTCATCCATCATTGACATAACTACATCTTGCATGAATGCTTTTGCTGTTTGATCAATGTTGGCACTAAGAGTTAGACATTCATTCAAACTAGATTCGATAACTTCTGTAAAACGGCCATCGTCATCAAGTTTAGCGTGATACATGTCAATAGCAGCAACATCCAAAGCTATTCTATTATATACGGATGTAACAATACTTCTCTCATTACCTCTAGTTAAATGTGTTCTGTATGGATTATAACTACTTATATGTTCACCATAATTATATCTTGGTGTTGGGTCTTTATTTAGGAAGGCATTCCATGCATGTTGCAGTCTATCACTAAAAGCCATTTTGACGTTTCACCTCCCTTTATTCTGGTCTTTTTCCAAACATTTCGTCATAATTCCTTTGAAGCAAGTCTTCCCATTGTGACATGTATTCTTCTATATATTGGTCATAAGCTTTCTTTACTTTAGGATCACTAAGATCAGAGAAATCAAATTTTTCATACTTTTTATTAACTTGATCTGCTATTTTAGTAGATTCATCAGCTGCTTTATTATAAGCTTTAGTCCAATTTTTATTAAAATTCTTATCCCATGCTTTTTGGTCTTTTTTTAATTGTTTAGCTTCAGCTTTCAATTGTCGTTTAGACTTTTTAGAATTTGTTCCACCTGTGTCATGACCTAATTGCGATTGGGTTCTTCTAACGCCCCATTTCATGCCTTTTATACCATGATGATAAAGTTCATCATTGTAATTATAGCTCCACAAATTAACTCACCTCCTACTCGAAAGCATCTTTATTTAATTTGTACGCAACGTAAGCATCCATCATAGCTGCTACGGCGTCAATCTTTTGCTCGTATCTTTTCTTCAATAATTTTCTATTGCCGTTTGTATCTTCCAATGTTATACAGTTACCCATTGCAAATGTCATAAGTTCTTCGTCAAATAGTAGCATTCTATCCTCTGCCAATTTCTTTAATTCGCCTAATGGTACAGATTCAGTCTTAGCACCTTGTATAACTTTCTCTATACCAAATGGACCATTCTCTGATTCCCATCTTTCAACAAATGCTTTTGCGTTATATGGGTCAAATCCAAAACATCTTACGTCGTAATCTCGCTCGATTATATGCGCATCGAGGTCATCATAAACTTCAGTCATATCTAAGACTGTTCCTTCCAATACTATAAGACTTCCTTCTTGTAAGAATTCATCATACTTCAATCTCATAGCTCCTGGTAACTTGTGAAGGGTCTTAGAAGTTATATAGTTTCTAGTCTTGACTCCAAATGATCCATCTCTTAAAGGAAATAGGAATGTGAAAGCACAGAAGTCATCTCCCTGCGATAAGTCGGCTCCTAATGCGCACGGCATTTGCCAGAAATCTCTCTTTCTATGCGGAAGTGTTTCGTCGTAAGTGAAGAAATATGTGTAACCTTCCATTGGAATACCAAAACGTTTAGCCAAAATATCATTTCTTGTAGCCGGAGCTTTTTCAGCTCTTTCAACATCTAACTGATAAGTTTCATATGTTACAGTTTTTCCTAAATTAGGATTTGCTTTCAACCAGGTTCTTGGATTATTAACTTCTTCTATATCATCGAGTCTATAATACCAAATAGAGACATGAGGATTTATATACTCGCCTTTAAGTATTTCCATTAATTCCATTTTGATTGTGTCGCCACTACCATTTCTCACTGTTCCTTCTGAACTTGTTGCTACTATCAGATAATCATCTAATTTAGAGGCACCTTGTTCAACTGCTCCTATGACATCTTCTCTTATATCTCCAGAAAGCCATTCGTCTATTGTCGCCACTTTACATCTCAAACCTTGAAGTTTATTAACACTCATAGGTCTTATCTCCAACAGCGAACCTGTTAGAAAATTTTCTATACCTTTTTTAGTGGACGCTAGTTTCATTCTATTAGCTTTAGAGCCAGTTGTATTTTGTATAGAACCTTCAGTTAAAAACTTAAACAAAGGTCCTCTAGATCTTGTTATTGAAGTTCTTATGGGCGATAGTATTTCTTCGGCTTGTTTCATGGTAGGAGCTGTTGTTATCTGGTGTGTGGTTGTTGTATCTACATTTAGGAAATAATTTTGTATACATGAACTATACATAGATTTAGCAGCACCTCTAGCAACTATAAGATACTGCTTATTAACCAGTCTTTTCTTAACAGTTTTTGTTACATAATGTCCGCCATGTCCATCTGACGAAGGCTCAAATATACTTCTTTCTACAAAATAATACCAGCCGAATATCTGTTCGGCCCAAAGTTTAAACGAGTCTAGTAAATGTAAATCCGCTCCATCGGTTAATGTAAGTTCGTTTTCGCAATAATCTATGAAACCGTTTATAGCTTGGTCATCGTAATAGATTCCAGGATTAGCTATCAGATCATCTATACGGTTCATCTCCATGGAAATCTCTTTACATACTGGAATCTCTCCTCTTATAACGGCATCTCTAAACTTACCATAATAGATAGGAGTGGCTGTGTTCGATAATGCCATTTTGAGTTACTCCTTTCTGCTACTATTTTAGCTTTTGAACAGCTAGCGCTATGGCTAATGCAGAGTTAGTTATAGCCACAGCAGTTCCGACTCTATTCAACACAGCATCAACATTTGTTTTTCCAGCATTCATTTGTTCTGTTGTTAATCTGGCATATTGTTGTTCCATGTTAAGTCGGTTGACTCTTTCTCTTAATTCTTGGTCAGTCATTGCTTTTGCATTTTGTACTTGTTGCTTTTGCATTTTTTTCTGCTTTCTACTTGAAACTTTTCGATTGATGTTTTGTGATTCATTAACTATAGTGTTAGCAGCTTCTACTTTCTTCTTAGCTTTTTGTAAATCAACTCCGCCTGTGTCATGACCTAATTGAGCAGGAGTTCTTCTAACTCCCCATTTCATACCTTTGATCCCATGATGATAAAGCTCATTATCATCGTAGTAATTGTAATTCCACATTTAACTCACCTCCTATTTATATACCAAATTGTTCAGCCCACTCTTCGCCTCGCTTTTTATATTGTTTAACATAAGTCTTGGCATCTTTCTTCATGGCTTTAGTTATAACTTCGCTACTTTTTATAGATAAAGACGCACTACCATCTAACAATATAACTGGACTTTTTGCATATCCATTTGTTATATCGTTTTCGTCTCTAAGCATGTTATAACCAGCATCTTTTAAGTTTTTGAAATATGCATTTCTAACTTTATCCATGCCGTCTTCGTCAAACATAAGCGATGAATTAGCGAAAGTATAATCGTCTTTATACTTCTTTCCAGCAGTACCATTTATAAGATTATCTAATTCAGCTTCAGTATACTTATTTCCCATTCTAAATAACGATTCCCCATAAATATCATTTAATTCAGGATTATCTTTTAATGTTTTAAAAAATATACTGCTAGCTTCTTTGGTTGAAGGGGACTTCAATGTTGTTTTTGCTGTTAAAGTGAGTTTTGTATCTCTTCCACCAAGCAGTCCTGACAATTCTTTGACATAACTATTATTATCATGCTTTGTGAAAGACGCATAAGTCATTCCGTCTATTGATTGCTTATTATGCTTGCCTACCAGACGTTGTAGCTCTGCTCCTTTTTCTATTTCTATACGTCCATCGCCATAATCTTTATAACGCTTTTTTCCAGCAGGTGTTAAATGTCCGCTTTTATCTTCATATCGTCTAACGCCCCATTTCATGCCCTTTATTCCATGATGATAAAGTTCATTATTCACATGATCACCTCCTTTCGAATTATTCTTCATCAGAAGGTGGGGCTTCCTCAGGTTTAGGGTCGCCTTCCAAGAATATACGCCATTCTATTTCCGATAGAGTTCTATTAATGCTCTCAATTAAAGCAGTACTTGTAGGTGGGTCAAACAATAATCTAACTTTTAAGTAAATATAAGTTTTAACCATATTAAGATTGTTTTCAGTAGTGTATTCTTCCCAGGCGGAGTTTTCATCTACTATCATAAATCCACCTTTTGGACCTACTCCTAATTGATTCAACATTGCGAAAGCAGTATTTATATGAATTATTATATCGTCATCGAAGTTCGTATAATCAGGCATTATACCTAGTAATTTCTTTATGGAAATTAGTATGCTTTCCATCAATTCTATCACCTCCTCCATGGACAGGTATCATTTTTAGACCTTTCTATGAATTCTCCAAACAGAATGTCTTCATCGCCATAGTGTATTGCGTCATGAGTTCTTTTGGTTACACAAATCATATAGTCGGGATTTAACAAAAACTCTGTTTGATTGATAACGTCGTATTTTGTTAATGGATTCATATGATGAATTATGATTCGGCTATTAATCTCTCTATCTACCATACCTAAATCACATGCATTATCTCTTAGTATTACTTGATCTCTGATTCTTTTCCATTCAGCTGACCTGTAAAACTTTTGATTCAGGTATCTGTCAAACCCAAAGGTTTCTTCTCCGACTTTACCACCTAATTTTAGGTAATTAAATCTTTCTTTGAATGTTTTTAGTTTGACTAACTCTTGGTAAGTTCTAATAGTCGTCATCTTCATCGTCCTCCATGGAACACGTTTGCCCGCTATAGTTTTGCATAGCCTTTAGAGCATTAGAATATAGCTCTTCTATTCTCTTAGCAGATTGTAAGTTCTCAGTTTTAGCAACTATAAGTTCTTTCTGCTTCTCAAGTATCTCTCTTTCTATCTTTTCTTTGGTTGTAGCTAATTTCAAGTAGTGAGTTATTACTTGAGACGATGCTGTTCCTTCTATAAGTTGCTTTTCAGCTAAGTCTACAGCCAAAGCTATCATCTGATTCTCTCTTGCTTCGGGAGTTGTTGCAGGTCTCATCTTTTTCTGAGTGTCTTTACTAGTAGTTTTAGTTCGTTTTGCCATAGTTTCGCCTCCTTCTTTACAAGATTAAATATAGTTTGTATGTGGTATTTTAGCAGACTTACAGACTTTTTAGCGCCGAAAGGAGAGGAAAAAACGCTAGCATTAGTTAATGCATCTGTAAGCCCCCTAAAATACCATATACAAACTAAAAGTGTTTTTCAAAAATATACCCGCGGAGAATTTTTT